CCTCCACCTCCACCTCCACCTCCACCTCCACCTCCACCTCCACCTCCACCTCCACCTCCACCTCCACCTCCACCTCCACCTCCACCTCCACCTCCAGCTGAAGAAGCGGGGCAAACCCTACTATCCTTCACACATAATGGAGTGTTAGTCGGAGATAATAAAGTTCTTGCAAAAGTAAACGGTAAATGGGGTATCCTCTCCAAAATAGCCGTGCAAAGAGCTGGCTTCCAACGAAACGGATACGTCATTGAATCACCTCGATACACTGCCGGTCCCACTGGGTTTGACAAAGTCGAGGAAGTAATTTTTAAAACGGGAGTGGCTAAGGAAGATGGTGGCATTATATATAAAACTAAATCGGTGTTCTGGAATTGGGAAATACACAGGAACCCGGACAATTCTTTTTATGTCGAAGCGATCACTGGTACACTTGGAGGGCAAGTCAAGGTCAAAACGGAAAATTTTATGGCTAATGAGAACGGTATAGTTGTCATACCAATCAATTCGGGTGGTAAACGTTTTGAAACGAAGACCTTTCAAAATCGTAATACGTGGACAGAGAACTACCCCCCGGACCCAGGTATTTTCATCGAGTCGATAATGTTTAAGGTCGCACCTCCCCTCACTTAAGGCGCTTCGGAATCACGTCTTTCGAATTTTTATATATGTTTATGATAAGATGATACTCGCCATACTTCTACTTATCATAAACGTGTTATTATACATTAACACGAGGGAACCACAGGAATTAACAGATGTTCGTGAAAAATACAGGACACTCAGGGAACATCTTAAGAAAACAAATAATCAGGAATTCGAAATGTTATACAAGGAAATTCCAATTACCGCACATAAGCGTATGAATGGGTCTATCGGCTACAATGTGAGTAAAGGTAGTGATATAGGTTTATGTATCGATGGTGATCCCAATGAAATATTCCACGTTTTATTACACGAACTCGCACACTGTACCGTCGACGAATATTCACATAGTAAAGAGTTCTGGAAAAAATTTGATGAACTTAGAACTATGTGCGTTTCTTTAGGGATATACCGGGAAATACCACAAAGAACTGAATTTTGTGGTAAACACATCCAGGATAAATAATGTTTAGTATTAATAAAATGCAATCGTTCGGCGATTTAATGAAAGCGTATTTGTTACTAAACACTTTACTCGCGTCTTCGAGCGCCCCACTACTTTTAAACGATAAATGGTTAAACATGTTTGTAATCATGGTCGTTACACCATTAGTCATCAGTATATTACCACGTGGTGGTAATTTAATTGGGCGTTTAGCTATAGATGCACCATTTTTAATATTGTCAACCTTATTAGGTATGGGTATGGTTGCGGGTGTTTCCCAAATAAACAAAAGATTTGAAAAAGATTTTAGAGATTATGGTAAAACTACGAAGAGTACTGGTACTGTTCTAGGACTTCGCGCAGTTGGTTTACTGTTCGGATTTCTCGTTTCCTATTTCATTTTTGGAAAGAGAATGTATAAACATTATAACGCTATTTAAGCGTACTTTCTCGCAACATAAAAGGCGATCGCCGCGACCATACCGGTCGACGCTAAGCCGATTGCACTTCGATTTCCCTGGTCGTTCAAAAACGATGGGACAAAGTTCGCAAGTTTTTCTTGAACTGGCTTACTAATTGCCGCCGCAGCACACACAGCTACAATGAGTGCTTGGAACTGGTCATCAGTAAGGTTGAATGGATTTTTAGATTCGGTTGGTTTTTCAGCTGTTTTTTGTGCTACTGGCTGTTGCGCCATCATCATTGGAGCTTGCATTTGCATTTGTTCCATTCTTGGATCGGCGCTCATCATTGGTGGTTCGAGTAATTGCTCTTGGCCCATAATATCGGAAATTGAAGTAGAGTCCATCGTCTGTTTATTTTCACTCACATTTTTTTCAGGGGGGATATTCGGCACGAAGGATGTCCCTTGATTGTTATTTAGAGATACCATACCGTCGCCATTATCTGAAAGATTCATCGTTCTAACGTCTGTCGCCATTTATATGTACATAGTTTTTTGGTTTTAAATGATTACGCATTATTGTCCTGAAGAGTGTAGTTTGGGTATAAACACCCGAATGTTTTTATGATCCTGGGTAAATCATTTAATTTATCGTAATCACACATATCGTTATCTATATAAACAGTTTTTGTATGATGACATACATCAATTAATATTCTATACCCATCGTCACTATCATCTGGTTTAAATTCATTATAAGCTGGATACACTACAGTGTTGGCATTTTTTATGGGTGTATACATTCGTTTAGCAATTGATCTTATCATTTTCTTTTCGTAACTTTAAAGGGTGTATTCCTTTTAACTGATTTTGGGTCTCCAATTTTCACGTTTCCATGTTTTGGGTTAAACATCTTTTTATGTGTTTGCCAGTACTCTGGTGCACCGACTCTGAAGTTTTTACGAAGTGTTGCTTTATACCAAAATACACAATCTTCTATTTTATTACTTTTAGACGTATTATCTAATACCAAACATTCGTAATTTTCCGTACATGAATCCATAACTTTATTAAACATCTCAAAAGATGGAAAGATACCAAAAAAGTTTTTAAACAATTTTTCCCTATTTTGAATAATATTTTCACGTAAAATGAAAATGTAATCTATATTTGCCCTGAGTGCAGGTGGTAGATCCATACAGTACTGCATGGTTAACATGAAAAATATCTTCCAATGTCGTCCATTCATAAAGCATTGACGAATACACGTATCTTTCATAAACTTAGAATCATACATACAGTCATCTAAAAGAAGAAAGGCCCCACAATTTTTTTTACCCGCACCAACTAATCTTTTTTGTCTATCCATTACACGTTCAATAGCTTCTCTATCGTAATCACCGTATATGAATAAATCTGGTATATACTGTTGATAATAATGATTACCTTCTTCTGTTGCTGATAAAACTATACCCGCTGGTAAATGTTTTTTATGGTACAGAATATCAGTAACAAGGGTTGATTTACCCGTATTACGTTTACCTATAAAAACACAGACTTTATCGTCTGCCATTTTTTCAGGTTTGAATTTTCTCAATTGAAGATTCATCTATAATATCGTGTCGTTTTATTTCATAAAATTTTACTCACGTAAAGTAAGAATGGCTGGTCGATTAAACCTTGCTATCACGGGTATCCAGGACCAATGGCTTACTGGGGAACCCGAGTTTTCATATTTCTTGATGAATTTTAGAAGACATACTAAATTTTCAATTGAATCTATTGAAACACCTTTTGATGGTGATATTGATTATGATGTATCGGTAGAATGTCGTATCCCAAAAAACAAGGGCGATCTTATTCGAAGTACAATGCTTAAATTTACTTTACCTAAACCAACGACACCTGATAAAACATTTACGGTGACTGCTGCTGATGGTAAATACTTTATAGATGGTGTCCAACAGGCAACATTGACTTTATACGAAGGTACGACGTATACCTTCAACAATGCGAGTCATCCATCACACCCGTTTAGGTTTTCCACAACGGCTTCACCCAGTTATTCCGATTACACAACTGGTGTTACGAATCCAAGTACAGCTACTGTTACATTTGTCGTACCAGTGGGTGCACCATCAACTTTATACTATTACTGTGCTGCACACAATGGTATGGGTGGTCAAATAAACATCAAAACGCTTCGGTACCGCGAATCTATAGGTGCACAATTAATAGACCATGCTGATCTCATTATTGGTGGTCAAACCATAGAGAGAATAACGGGTGATTATATTTACATGTATGACCAAATACACAGTAATAAAGATGATATTGATCAAACACTCTACTTCTTAACGGGACACGGTAATTATATAGACGTGACGTACGATTGGGATTATAGTGTATTATTACCCTTTTATTTCTTTAGAAACCCGAGTTTAGCTATACCCGTATGCGCTTTAACAAAACAACTCGTCGAAGTACGTATAAAGTTTAAAAAACTCACAGACGTCACATTATCATATACGAGAACAGGTGGTGGTGTATCTGATCCACCGTCGAGTGTTTTGTCTTCTATTAATAAGGTTTCTCTCGTGACAGATTTCTTTTTCATTACAGAAGATGAAAAGAATTTCCTACTTACGCGTCCAATAGAATACGTTATAACCCAACTCCAAATGTCTCAATTCAAGTTTAAAGCGGGTGAATCTAAAAAATCTGGTATGCTTAACTTTAAAAATCCTGTTAAGGAAATGTTCTTTTTGGCTGTAAGTGATGATGTATACAAATACGAACCAATAAAACAAGTTACAATGAAGTTTAATAATACCACAATCATAGACGCCGATAATTTAATGCTCAGTTACGAACAACCATTAAAGTATTATACGGGAGTTACGGGTAATAACTTTGGTGTCTATAGTTTTTCTTTGAAACCAGAAACGTATTACCCTACTGGTCAAGTCAATATGAGTAGAATAGCACATAATTTGATAGATATTGAGCTTGATTCACCAGACGCGAGTTTCCAACACAAAGTTTACGTATACGCTGTAAACTATAACGTTTTACGTATAAGCAGCGGACTTGGGGGTTTAAAATTTTAGTCAGTTATACTAGTAATGGCTGGTCGTGTTCAATTAGAAACATCTGGTCCACAGGACGCTTTTTTTACAGACGACCCCGAGTATACCTATTTCATAAAGAATTTTCAAAAACATAC